GTCTCTAACTTGCTTATCATCCAAAGCATCTCGAATCTCTTTCTCTGTGGAAAGCATACCTAAAGAGTCTAGCACAAACATACAAGGTTTGCGATTCTCCTCATCTGATTTTAAGTATATATCAACTGCTTTAAGTGCCTTACCACGAAACTCTTCAATCGTTACCACATTTACAACAACCAACCGTGTCGTATCAACTCCACGAGACTCCAGTAATCCTTTATTGACTGCTGCTTCAGTGTCAAAATAGAGACAATACCCATCAGGGTTAGTGTCCAGAAAGTTCTTGACAACAGCAAGAGAGAAATAAGTTTTACCAGTAGACGACTCACCTGCGATAGCAGTAATACGATTGCTGCTAACCCCGCCAAAAATAGACCCACTAATGAGTCCATTAAAAATGTACGATCCAGTGTCAATGAATCTTTCAGTTTCATCAATCTCTGACGCAATTTGCGTATATTCATCTCCTATCTCTTTTACTATTTCTTTTAAAAAATCCATAACTAAGTTGGTGGCATATAATTTAAGTTTAGCACAAAACGTGCTTTTGCGTCAGTGCAAGTTGAACCTGAATGTCTAAGATTAGATGGAAAGGTAATTAAACGGTTTGCAACACTCTTTACATAACCTCCAGACTCAAAAGTTGTCTGTCCATCATTATCATTAAAATAAAATATAGAGGTAATACAATCTTCATAATCTATATGAAAACCTCCTACTCTCATTTCATGGCATTTAGGTCTTAGGTTTGCTTTAACTCTGATCCACTCAGAAGCAGGTATTCTATCAAAGAAAGGTTGTAAAGCAAACATACAATCTGTTACTACTCCACGATCTGGTAGTAAAAATACATGCTGAAATTGATAATCATCAGGATGATCTCCTTCCTTATTTACATAAGGGTTATAAAACCAATAACACTCATGAGTAAACCATTTATGAACTTGATAGAAAACTTCTGGAGGGAAGAAATCATCAACCACATTAACTTGAGTTAATAATGGTTCTTTCAGATCTACTCCATAATGAGTTGACATAATTTATTTTTCTATCTTATGATAAACTTCAACATAAGACTCACAAGTTGGGCATGTTAAGTTTGTAACTATATCATACTCCATTTCTTCATAATCGTCAAGATCATGATCTCCACCCCAAATCAATTCACTGTTACAATGCCAACAGTTCATTCTGCAACCTCCTCAAGTAAAAATATACTATAGTATTCAAGACCTGCTAGTTTAAATGCCATAGTTGCTTCTGCGTTTTCTTGTCTATCAACTATTGAAACTACACGTTTAACAACGTAACCCGCATCTCTTAGACGTTTTACTGCTTTGATAGACGATTCTCCTGTAGTTACTACATCTTCAAGAACAGTTACTTCTGTTCCCTCTGGAAATGTAGGACCTTCAATGTATTCATCAGTTCCGTGTCCTTTTGATTCTTTGCGAACTATAAGGGCATCAACAATTCTATTATCCAAACCAGATATAACTGCTACTCCAGAAACTAATGGATCTGCTCCAAGAGTAAGACCTGCAACTACTGGTGTTTCTACATGTTCTAGTAATAGAATAGATGCAAGAGTTAATCCACGAGCACTTAATATAACTGGTTTACAATTTACATAATGTTCAGATTTTCTACCAGATGAAAGAGTAAACTCACCTTTGCGATAACCTTTCTCTTTAATTAAACTTAGAAGTTCTTCCTTCATATTCCTAATAATTTACGTTGTCTTTCAAAATACCCATGAAGTATCCATGAACTACTGTTCATTTTATCTTCTCCACCTATGCCAAATTCAAATTGAACTCTAGGATCTTTACCATAACCATCTATCTCAGGTGTGTTTCCTTTCTTTCTATCTCCACCGTTGCAAAAAACAACTGTGCTAGAAATATCTAAACACTTGGCAATAGCACCACAGGCAGATTCATCGCTATCATCCCAAGAGATAACAGCATCTACCATATCAAGATGTCTGATAATATCTGCTCTTTCTGCCCAAGATTGAAAGTATTGACTCTTCTTTCTGGTTAACCATTCATTGCTGTTAATACCAACAACCAAATAATTAGAAAGATCTTTAGCTCTTTTAAAATATGCTATATGTCCACTGTGGATAGGATCAAATCCACCAGTAACTAAACTCACTTTGTCAAAAAACATTAGATTACCATTCCATAAGTATCTCGAATTATTTTTTTATAAGGACCACCAGGATTTGCATCCCTAACATCTTTAACTATTTTAAGTTTCTGATACAAGGCAGTATCTCCACCTAGAGTTAAGGCAGTAATTATAGTAGCAAGTTCTTTATCGTTTATAGGTAAATCCATTAGGAGAAAAATGATTCTAAGGTAACTTTTTTTTCGACTTCCCATCCAATCGCATCTAAAATTGCTTTTAGAGGATATACAAAACTTTTTTCAAATTGCAATTCATAATCAATGTATTGCGATAAACCAAACTCTGTAGGAAAGTCTTGAATGAATGATAGCACATTCTCTTGTATAGTGTTTGGTTTTTTTAAATAGAGGAATTTAATCTTCTCTCCATTTTCAATGGCAGAATACTTATTGGTTAACTTTTTCTTCCTAAGATAATAATTAAACAATAATGCACCACGTATATGTATAGGAGTTCCTTTTACATAAATGTCAGACGAAGACTTATACTTCTGAACATTAGATGCAGTTCGAGGAAATGCAATCTCTTCTGGAGGAAGAGACTTGAATTCTTTTCTAGCATTTTCAATGAATTCGATAACATCATCTTCAGTTCCTCTCATCATTAGTTTGAGAGCATCTTTAATCATAGTTCGACAAGGTGCAGGAGTAGAAGACTTAACTGCTTCAATACCCATCATCTTGAGTTTGGGTTCTTCGTATCTAACTCCTTCGCTGTCCCATACATTTAAAATGTATCTTTTCTTTGCTGTCCATATTCCACGTTCTGCGATGTTCTCTCTTTTCATGAACATCTTTTGATCATATGCGTTTACGTAGTTGGCCAACGTTTCGTAAGAACTTTCAATATACTTTTCAAGTTCCACCTCACAGATCTTATTAAGGAACGAAACAATGCCTTCAGTAGTTTTCTCTCTGCCCTTGTATACACGTTCCACCAAAGGACCAAGGTTAAGGTAAATAGAATCAGTATCTGAAGCAATAACATAATCTTCGTTCTCCGTTTTTAATATTTTGTTTAAGTATGTGTTCATACGATTTTCTATCCAACGAATAGAAACTTGCCCTGATAAAGTAATTGCTTCCGCATTTGCAAGTTTATAATAACGGAAGTATTGATTACCAATCGCACCATAGGCAGAGTTAAGTTGTATCTTTCTTGCCATCTGGATATTATTACACCTAGCAATCTCTTTCTCAAGAGTTTTAGTAGGTTTCTTTTCATATGCTTGCTTTGCTGTAAGCATTTTCTTTTTGTATACTGTTCGATCTTTGTATATCTTTTCCATAATCTCTGGTAAGAATCCACGAACATCTTTTCTATACATCGCACCATTTGCACAAACAGCACTATCTTTGTATAGTTCAAAGTTTATTTCTTCATCAAGTATCTTATCAACTGTAACTGATGGATGTTTTTGTTCAAGAAGTGTCTCTGGAGAAATATTATATTGCATGATCAAATGTGGATATAGACTATTCAAGTCAAACGATACCACCCAATCATACTTACCAGGTATTGGTTCTTTTACATAAGCACCTGCATATTTTGCATCTTTATCAGATCTTTCTTTTGGTGGAATTACGATCCTTCTTTGTTTTAGATAATTGTAAATTATAGTATCCCACATACGAACTTGATAAAACACATCTACAAAGTTTACCTTTGCGTCGAGTGCCATTGTAACAGCAAGTTCAATCAGTTTCATCTTGTCTTCCAGACGGTCAACAAGTTCCACGTCAATGATATTGTATTCTACAAACTTTTGCCATCCTTTTGTATAGAAGTCTTTGAAGGTATCAAACTCTGAGTGATCTAATTTCTTTTGCCCAAGTTCAACATTGGCAATATGATCTAATCTATATGATTCTTGATTGGTATAAGTAAACTTCTTATAAAGATCTAAGTAATCAAGTTGAGTTATACCACCTACATCATACGAAATATTTCTACGACCTTGAATATAAACCTCATCCTCTGTTACCAATCCCCATGGAGAAAACCGTTTCATTAGTTTCTCTCCTAATACACGATCCAATCTACGACAGATATATGGAATATCATACAGTTGGATATTCCAACCAGTAACAACCTCTGGTGTATTATCTTCTACCATCCACCAGTTTATGAATGCATTTAGAAGTTCATACTCTGAACTGAATTGTTTATATGTTACGTTCTCTTGTGTATTATTAAAAGGACCTTGTCCCCAAGTAATAATCTTTTTAGTTGTATAGTCTTGTATTGTAATTAATAATATTTCTTCTGCAGCAGATTCTACATCTGGGAATCCATTCTCAGACTTAACCTCAATATCTAATGAAAAGAGTTTGATCTTACTGATATCAAACTTTATTTCTTTTTCTGGATATTTCTCTGAGATATATTGATAGATGTATCTATCATTTCCATATATCTTAAAGTTTTCGACACCATCATACTTCTTGATAAATTCACGACAGTCGCGAACTGTACCAGGTTCGACAGATTCAACATGTTCACCATCCAGTGTTTTGTATTTTGTTTTCTTTTTAGATGGAACAAAAAGAGTTGGATAAAACTTCTCTCTGATTGCGAAATGTTTTCCATTTTCGTAACCACGAACTAAGAAGTTGTCTCCAACCATCTGGACGTTAGTATAAAAACGCATTATTTTGTTAGTTCAAGATACTGATCAATAATTTCTTGTTTGGGTTCTACCATTGTTAGTATATCATCTGATCTTAGCATCATCTCAGTTTGCCCTGCAAAATCTGGCCAAGGTGTAAGACCTGCATCTTTATCATATTGATAGGGATTTTTTATTTTACAATCAGGTTCTCCCAATTCTGCTTGAATTTCTTCTACTTCACAGATGACAACATTATCAACCTTTAAGAGAAGTCCCTTCACTTGTTTGTTTTTCGAGCTCATTTAATCGATCCTCATACATTTTTTTAACAGAGTCTAATGGTTCCACAACTGTTACTACCCAATCTGGTTTAATTGGAATTGATTTATCAGATGATAAAAGAATCCAAGGAGATAAAGTAATTTCAACTGAAGCATCAGTATTATTTTCTTCTTCAGTTAGAAGAAG